GCTTCGACAATTGCATCGTCATCTTCTACTGAATCAAGGTCTACAGACTCGGTGTTTGATTTTTTGAAGTATGATTCTTTAACAGTAGCTACTTTCTTTGCGAAAGCCTCTTCGTCATCAAAATCAATATCTTCAACTAAAGATTTTAGTTTCTCGACTTGGGTCTCTGCCAAATCACGTGATGCTTCACGAATGATAGCGTCGCGCTTATATGACTCGAGCTCTTCAGCCATTGCGATTGCTTTGCCAGTTGTTTCGTTGAGTTTTCCTTCAAGTTCTTCAACTGTTTCAGCGAGTTCGTCAACCAGGTCGACCTTACCTTCTGGAACTTCGATGTAAGACTCAGTGAACAGATCTTTCAATTTGCCCATGAATTCTTCAGCGATTTCAGTACGGAGGCCAGTTTGGATGGCTACTTTATTTTCTTCCATCCAGTTTTCAACTACGTAGTTTAGATAGCTGTCTACTTTCTCTACGAGGTCCTCTTTAGTAGAATTAACTTCTGCTTCGAGTTCTTCGTTATACTTTTCTTCAAGACGATCAATCTCTTCAGCCAACTTAGACTTAATAGCAGCTTCAAAGATAATAGCTGTTTTCTCTTTAAACTCTTCAGACAATGTGGCTTCGTTAGCCATAATTGCATTCAAGTCCTCTGAGAAATCAGCTTCGTAGTTCAGTTCTGCAACTTCTACTACTTCACCATCTTCGTCTACGCTTTCAGCCATAAGCTTCTTAAGAGCAACGGCAAGATCTTCTTTTTTCATTGATGCCATATGGTTGTAAGCGGCATTAATCATACCAGCTTTTGTACCAGGCAGCTTCTGCATTGGATCTTGTTTTCCGCTGTCGCCTTTGCGCTTTTTAGCAGTACCAGTTTTATCACCTGCAGCATCTACAGATGCAACTGATTGTGCTTCAGCATTTTTAGGATCGTGACCTTGTGCTTCCATGATTTCGTTCTCGTCATCATGAAGTTCAACGTCCTGATCTTCTACTTGATAATCATCAGTCATCATTGACTCCTTTTACAACTTAGTTTTGAGCAACGAGAGGAAATTTTTGAACTCACGAACCTGTGTCTCATAGAGATCAGCACGTGGAGCCTTTTTAATTTCAGTCTCCATTTTTTCAATAGTTTGAGCCTCAATAATGCCGTTGTTCCATACCCACTCAACACCTTCCATAACCCCATTAACGAAAGCGCTAGGTGCGGAGGGATCTTGAACAATATCTACTGCATTCAGTAGAAAGTCGCCTTTAACGACCATTGCGTCATTAGTTCGTACCAAACTTCCCATACCACGAGTCGAAACACCCAGTTTGACACCACCGTCGAGTAGACCTTTAACGATCATTCCCATTGGAGTTTCCAAAATGGTTGCTTTTCCAACAACATCGTTACCTTGCCAATCAAGGGATTCGATCTTGTGTGAAACCTTATCTAAATTAACGGTAGGTCCTTCAGGGTGATTTAGTTCACCAACCGCACGTCCTTTTTGTACTTGTTCAACATTGTATTTGTTAACAGCACCTTCCATGACGGCTTTAGGATAAATTCTACCGTTGCGATTCTTTTGTTCCGCTGACATAAATACGCCTTCAATGGAATACTTTTTAGATCCATCTTTTCTAGCTTCAGTTAGAACTTCTAGATTATCTTCGGTATATTCTGATATCAGCTTCATTTTTTATAAACCTTTACGAATTCTAATCCTGCTTTCTCAGCTTCTTTTTGAGACGAATAAGCATCAAGCCTATCCCCATCCACATACGTAACATAACGACCTTGATCTTTATGTACCATGACAGACACACCTTTAATTTTTTTATCAAAGACATGCTTTCCCTGTGGCATCCGGCCTGTTAGTTCTCGAATCTGAGAAAATCTTTTCATTTCTTTTTCTTCTTATTATTTATGATATTATTGTTTTCTAATTAGAAGAATTTTCATCATCTTCAAATGATGCTTCTTCCCAGTTATCATCTTCTAGTTCTTCTTCTTCACCAGAACCGGATTCTTCCCAGTTTTCTTCTTCTTCCTCTTCAGAGCTGCTCTCTGCTTCAAGGTCAAGTTCGAGCTGATCGTCTTCCTCATCTGGCTCTACTCCGTTATAGATTTGATCTGCCATATTTACTTTTTCTTGATCTAGTAAGTCAGACATTTTAATAGTTATCATATCATTAAATACGTCATTGGCTTTATTAAAGTTTTGATCAATAGCATGCTGAATCATATCTTGTAGAGGATTTCTTTCTACTTCGGTTTGTACTTCTTCACTCATAATTTATTCTCCTTGAGTTGCCACTGGTTTTAATTCAAATTTTTGTGAAGGCTCAGCCTGTTGCTGTGGCTCTTCTTCTTCAGGTTGTTCTTCCTGTTCACCTGCAATCTCTTTACTAATTTGTTCAATATCTTCATCAGAAAACTGAAGAACGTTTTTCTGAATCCATTCCTTTGAAAAATATTCGCCTACATAATTAGAGATCTGGTCAAGTGTTTGTAGTTTTTCTCTTAGAAGTTCTGCTTCTTTTAATTCTGTAAAATGATTATCACGTACATAATCTATAGTAATATCATTCTTCATATTATTCCAATCCTCTTCGGCAATTACGCCTTTAAGGATTAGTTGTTTCTTAAGAATATCATAGAATAAATGTGCAAATCTTGTACGAAGTCTATCAATAAACTTTTGGAATTTTAATTCGTCTCTTGATACCTCTGTAGATCTACCAAGACTAAATTGTGCTTCTTGTTCTAATCTATTAATTGGAACGTTAAGAGCACGATATAATCTTTTCTGGAAATAGATAATATCATCGATCTGACCTAGGTTCTCACCGCCAGGCAATGTAGAAATTTCTGTACCTCTACCACCCTCACGTCTTGGCAACCAGAAATCTTCAAGCATTGACATATGCTTACGATCGTCTTTAATTTCGCCAGAGTTAGCATCATATACTAATTTATTTCTATACCGAGTCATAATATCTTTCATATATTGCTCGGCTTTACCACGTGGTAAGTTACCAACATCAATATAGAATATACGACGCTCGGGAGCGCGCGCGAGACGATAGATGACAAGAGAGTCTTCCATCATTCTTAATTGGTTAATAGGCTTAAGTGCTTTATGAAGATAAGAAATAACTTTCTTACGACCTTCATCTAAAAGACCAGATGTACAATATGAAATTGAATCAAGTGTAAGTTTTACACCTGAGTTTGCTTGTCCTGGCTTTTCCTGGTAGATATAATATTCATCTACTTTTTCAATTAGGTTAACACCTGTTTGAGGATCTTTTTTCTTTTTAACCTGTTTTACTTTTCTCATTTTAGCAGAATCAATAGGACGAATCTCTTGAATACCTGCTTTTAAATTAGATTCATTTACCACCAAGTGATGGAAAATACGTCCATCAACATACCATCTTCTAAAAATATCATGACCTAATTCTTTAAAGTTAAGCATGCTATAGATGTTATCGAATTCTTCTTTAATAATCTTTTTAATTTTATCACTGGCTTCTAGATCATCCATATTAACATCAACGGATTGTTCTAATTCACTACCAGAAATTGATTCGTTTGTAATATCTTCAATAGCCATATCTACTTCAGGATGCATAGATACGCCACGATATTTCATAATTAAATGATAATTGTCTTTTGAATCATCGCCATCAATATTAATATACTGGCCATAATGAGTACCGGCCGCTGTTACGTAACCAGCACCGTCGTCATCTCGTGCAGGGACAATAGAAGGTTTCTTTTGAGGATCTTCGGTCTCTGCCTTTTTAATTTCAAAACCAAATAATTTAAGTGATCTATTATCTGCCATTATAAATTCCTAATTAGAGTAAGAAGAGAGCGAGCGAACCCGCTCTCTTTCGTATATTTATCTAAGATGTAGTTGTTGGGTTTAGACTATCAAAATACTGATATTGGAACGTAACCTGGAATCTTTCGATTTCATCGTTTGATCCATAGTTCAAATCAATAGGTGATAGATCAGTTGGGAAAGCGCCGCGGAAAATGTATTCCTTTAGCTGACTTCCATCTCTGTCCAATTGTTCTACTCTTAAATCTGCTTCGTAATCAATTGGCGATACCAAACCGGTATTAGCACTATGTGCATTCATACCGTTCATCCAACGCTCAATTGAATTGCGAACTGCAAAGTCTGTATCGTTAATAATGGTGACTGTCCATTCTGCGAATGTACGATCGCCTGCCATCTTTAACTGACGTCCACGAAATGGTACTACAATAATACCCATTGTAGATCCCGGAAGTTGCGCCGTTTCACAAAGGAAAGACGTTAATTCT